AAAAATCTTTGTGCCAGACTTAATTGACTGACTCGCTGGATAAAATTGCTGTTGTTGAACTTGACCAGTCGAACTGTTTGTAAAACTTACACCAAGAAACACTCCGCAAGGAGTAGCCGTAGTCGTACCGGTGTCCTTTTCGATTGTGCCATCGGCAACACGTTTAACAAGGTCGCCGTAAAAAATATTAGTAGCATAGCCCGATGCAATTTCCATTTGACGAGTCGCGCCTGCAAAGACTTGACCGCCAATTAAATTGACCGGCTTCAAACCATAAGGTTTGTCAACAGTAGGATAAGCCATTTAAGACTCCTGAGTTAAATTTAAGAACCTTTACCAAAACGACTTACCTCGGTTTTGCTCTCTTTAAAGAGTGGCATCCTTGGGTCGCTTTGGCGCATTAAATTATTATCTACAGCTTCCGTTTGAGCGCGTGTTTGGTCTTGGTAATATTTGTTACGCTGACCAACAAACTCAATTGGAGTTTTGCAAAGTAATAATCCGCCAATCTCAATGTTGTCTTTAAATCGACTATTGGGATCAACTAGCAGTTGAAACTTTGGTTGCTCATCTAGCTTGCACGGTTCCCAGCCTTCTCTGATTTTGGCAGAGTAATTGCGGGCATCCAGCGTATTAAGCGTTGCAACCCTAATCCAACGGTAAGCAAAACCTTCCTGTTTATCTGGCTCAGGTAGCAATTCAGGTTGAGTCCACTGCTTGGGACGCTCTTGAACTGCACGGGTTTCTAACTCACGGGGTGTTTTATTTTCAGCCATTTCAATTCTCCAGTTTTAAAACTTCACGCACATATTGTTCCGGTGTAATACCAAGTTTTTTGATGGTATTCATTTGCGATGCCTTTAATCTAATCTTTTTTGAAGATGTAGTTCGGCTTGCCGGTGCAACAACAGTCGTTGATTTTGGTCTAACTTCTGGTTCATCAAAATTTTCTGAAAATCGTTTCCGCATTGTTTTGTCCAATGTGGAATAATATTCATCAGAGCCAACAACGACACCATTTCGTTTAAGTTTTTCATGTAAACCTAAAGCTGCTGCTGTCATTTCTTCATCTTGACCAAACCAGCTATTGCGTTCTTGCCACGCCATAGCTCTTGGATCAGGACGATTGACCTGTTGTTGAGGTTGTACTGCCGTTTCACGCTCTTGTAAAGGGGGTAATTTAAAATTATTTACCCTTTCCATTTGCATTGTTGTTTTTGTGATTAATTCCTGAGCCTCTAATAAGGCATCAGTATCACCAGAATCGTAAGCTTCTTTATAAGCCCGACGAGCATTATCTAGCTGCATCTCTGTTGAATTCTTAACAGCATCAACATATTCCTGTTGACCGCTATCCAACATAGACTTCATGCGTTTGTTTTCAGCTAAAAGACGCTGAGTGGCGTTTAAAGCCTCTTCGCGCTCACGCAAAGCAGCTTCTTTTTCACGTCTTTCATCGTGATAGACCTTCTTTGCCTGTTTAAACTTCTCTCTAACCTCGCTGGAATAGCTTTCAAGCTCTTCTTTTTCAAGCTTTTCTACTATATCCTTGGGCATTGGCTGACGATTACGGTCTTCTTCAGGCGTATCGTCTTCAATTTCAATATTTACATCGTCATTTTCAATTTCAATAGAGAAATTTTCAGTCTCGTCCGGAAATTTAAACTCGTTTTTCTCAAATTCAGCCATGATGTGGCTCCTTTTATTTACGCTTGATGCCGCGAGGGTCTAAAACTGTTGCTTCAACTGAGTCTTCATTGATTAAGCGAAATTCTTTGCCATGAATAATCAATCTAGAGCCAGCATTTGGACGAATTAAAATAAAATCGCCTTTTTTGCACCACGGACCGTTTGGATAGCGTGTTTTGTCGGTATAACAATCTGGTCCTAGTGCTACAACAAACAAAACCGTTGTTAACACCTCTTCAATTCTGATAGTTTCATCAGCTTTAATTAACCCACTTTCATATTCTTTGTCCATTTCTGGGATTGCACAGAGAATATGCCAACCTGATGGGGTCGGAAGTTGACTTGCTTTTTCTTCGTTGCTGTATGTTCCTATTACTCGTGGATTATTGGGGTTTGAACCAATAAGAATCTCACTCATCTGAATGCTCCAAGCGTTGTTTAAGGTCTAAGGTATAACCCCTTGCGATGAGAAGACCTTTAATCTCACCGCAAAGTCGTTTGTACTCTTCAAATGATTCGGACTTACCTTCTCCGATATATTCTCTGAGTTGTTGTGCCTTTTCGTCTAGTTGTTGAACTAAAACATCAAGTGCGTCCATTATTTGCCTTTATGTATGTTTGAAACACGAGCAGCAATACGTTCTCTTAAATCATTTTGTTTGGCTTGAGCATCAGAACCTAAACGAATGCTTTCTAAGGTTTGTTGAGATTCAAATTTCTGGCGGTCTTGTTCTGCTTTTAGACCAATTCTTGTGCCTTCAGCTTTTGCTTGATTATCAACACGCGCTTTTTCAATTTCAATCTGAGCTGCTTTAAGCTGTGCGTCTGATTGATCTTTCTGAGCTTTGCGTTGTAAATCTTGCTGCTTGATTTGAAGCTCTGCTTGCTGCATTTGCACCATTGGGTCTTGTGCTTGTTGTTGCGCTTGTTGCTGTTGAGCCTGCGCTTGATTCATTTGCAATAGACGCTGTGCAGCCTGAGCCAACAGAGGAGCCAAGCGAGCTTCCACTTCGGGGTCCATGTTGATATCTTCGCCAGAAGCATCTTTCTGAGGGGGCAGGTTCATGCCTAATTGCTTCTCAATTTCAACCCTGTACCCAAACCCTAAGTGTTCGTTAATATGCGCTTGCATAGCTGCCTGCAAAGCTTGTGCTTGAGGTGATTGACCAAGCACTTGAACCACTTTGGGGTCTTGCATTGAAGTGGTATGAACAATAATATGTGCTTCATGATTTTGATAAGCAAAAGCTTTAACGGGCTTGCCCATTAAAATGTTTTGATTCTCTGTTACTGGGTCTTGTGGCTTTTGATCCTCAGACATAGGCACAAGTTTCTGCGCTTCTTTAATTCCTAAAACCTCAAGCATTTGGCGATGCAATAACGGCATGTTGTAAAACTGTGGGCTTGTTTGCGCCAGTTGTAAAACAGCTTGGTATTGCACAATCTTCTGAGCCATTGTTGATGCATTTGGATCAGAGACTGGAATAACATCAACGTTTTTATAATCAGACTTCTTAGCTTTGCGACTGCCTTCTTCAGGCTCGTAATCATAATCACTAGGTGCATTATCTGCAATAATATTTTTAAGAAGTTTTAATTCTTGTTTTAATGAAAAATGAATCCTAGCTTGCACTGCACTCATTACTTTAAGGGTGCGCTCAAGGATTGCCAAGGTCGTTCCAACAGGAGCTTGGCTAGACATATCTGATGTTTGCAAATCAGCGGTGTTAGCAAAACGGCGACCGTCTTCTACAATCTGACCAAGGAGCGCCATTAACACTTGGCTTGGCTCTTTGTATGGAAGCGGCATGATGTTGTCTTTCATCGTGCCTGAAGCAACATCTACGTCTCTAAATTCACCCGGAGAAATGGGAGTGTCATCCCCTTTAATTCTTAATCCTCTTGTTTTAAAACCGCCGGGAAGATTAGACAAAGTCCCAGCATCAACAAGTTGCCGAATAATAGAAGTGCCTGACTTGGCAAAAGCACCGATAAGATGAATAAGCCCAAAACAATAAAAACCAAAGCCCGGTATATAGCCGTAATGTACAAAGTGCTGACGTTTAATATATTGTTTATCATCATGTTTCCAATTACGACGAATGGATAAAACTTTACTTGTGCCTTTTTCAATGGTGACAACATAAGGCAAAGCAATGCCTGTTTTTTCTCCGTCTTCTTCATGCTCAAAGCCGGGCAAATCTAAATCTACATGCATCTCTAAAAGCTTGTAGCGATTATCTGTTGTGGCTCTAAAGCCTAATCTTTCAGCAATCTTTTTTTCAACTTCATCTAAAGTATTCTCAGGATCGCCTAAATCAATGTCTAGATAAAAACCAGACACTTGCAGTTTTCGGAGTTCATTTTCGTTTTTACGCATGACATGCGTAACACGCTCTGCTGATGCTAAATCAGTGGCTCCGTATGGTACGACTACATCTTCTGCTGGAACAAATAAAGCAACCTGCCTGTTTAAACTGGGGTCTTCATACACCTTTCTAAAGGCGTTTCCAGAAAGTCCTAAGCCCCAGATAAGGCGTTCTGTTTCAGGGCGATACTCTGGCATTTGCTCTGTCAGTTGATAATTCATATCCTCCTGAACGCGCAACGCAGCTTCTTTTTTCTCCTGCGTTTCTTTGCCAATAATCTTAGTTTTTACAGGACCGGCAGCAGGAAACAAAGACATAACTGTTTCTGCTTGAAACTTAACTAAAGCTTCTGCCATAAGAGGATGATAGATACCACAAGCACCTTCCCAAGGCTCAGTGCGTTCTTCAATCTTCAGACCAAGAAGTTCTAGTCCGTCTACATAGGTTTGAATCCAATCTTTTCTTGAAGAAATATCATCGTCAAAATCAGAAATTAAATCACTAGCCAATATAGAAAGTTCAGACTCGTTTAAATCTTCTGCTAGGTTTTTAGCAAAATTATCATCACTTGGTTCAATTTCAATCTCTAATCCGCCAATATTGATACTGACTGATTCGGGGTCTTCAATTTCAATTTCAATATCAGGCTCTGCCATTAAGGTCTCTAAACCTACTGGGGCTGCGTATAAAGATTTTTCCATTATGTCTCTCAGTAATATGCGGTTCTGCGTTTAATTACAGGTTCATCTTCTGCGTCACTTGTTAATCTAACAAAGCCGCCTTTACGAAATCTAAGTAATGCTTGTGATGTTGAGTCAACAATATCGTCATGCTCGCCGTTTGGAAATGCTGCACATTCTTCCATGACCTCTTCTGCCCATCTTGTGGCTGGACACCACACAAAACCAGACGCAAACATATCTGATATGGCGTTTACACGGGCTATCTTATCAGAGCCTTTGCTGGGTGTATATTCTTGTAAAGGAATACCTAGCTGTCGCAGCTCATAAATTAACGGCGCACCAGCAGCTTTCTTTTCAACAATTAAGTTATCCGGTTCCCATTCCATATACATTTCCTTAGCCTTTTGTTTAAGCTCAGGAAATTCCATTCTTTCTTTAAACGCATCCAAAAGAATAATATTGGGTATGTCAAAACCTTCTGCATTGGTTTTATAAAATACGCCCCAAGTCGTACAAGCTGAATAGTCTGCGCGATTGTTTTTCTCAAAGGCGGTATCCCACGATTGAATAATGTAGTCACAAAAGGGAGGTTCTTCGCCTTCCCAAATCTTCCACATCTCGCGCTTAATGATTGCGCCTTCTTCTGAGGTGGGATTCTGCTGGTACTGTGCTTCCCATTTACTAACAGGGATTTCAGCCTTAATAGCTTCTAATTCTTTCTTAGACCAGAACTCTTCCCACAGTGGGTTTCCTGACGGAAGTAAAGCGGGAAACTCTATGACTTCCCATTCATCACCGTCTCGTTTGATTGAGTTAGCTAGGATTTGACCGGTTAAGTCTTTCTTAGACCAGCGGGTCATCACAATAATAATAGACCCGCCCGGCTGGAGACGCTGACGAGGTCCTGAGCCGTACCATTCAAAGACCCTGTCATAGACTTCAGGGTTGCCTTGCATGGCTTCTTGCTCACTATGCGGGTCATCAATAATCAATACATCAGCGCCTTTACCAGTAACCGCGCCGCCAACACCAATAGCAAAGTAATCACCGCCTGCGTGGGTGTTCCATCGTCCTGCGGCTTTTGAATCACTAGAAAGCTTTGTAGGAAAGATTTCTTGATACCCTTCTGTGTTTACAAGGTTTCTAACTTTACGTCCAAAACCGACAGCAAGCTCTGCGGTGTGTGCAGTCTGGATAATCTTTTTTTCTGGGAACTTTCCAAGAAACCATGCTGGAAATAGATAAGAAGCAAACTCTGACTTAGTGTGCCTAGGTGGCATGTTGATAATTAGTCGCTTTAATTCTCCGTTTGCTACGCGCTCAAAAGCGTCTGCCATGATTTTGTGGTGTCTGCCAGATATAAATGATCCCCACATCTCACTAACAAATGGCATAAAGTTTTCTTTACACCTTTCAATCTTGTCTGCCTTGAGTAATTGAACTATCTGGTCTATGTGTGGTGAATCTTTAGGCAATACATCTAACAGCTTGATGTACTTAGCCACTTCTTCGCGGGTTAATAGGCTCATAGCTTTGCTATAGCTTTAGCAGACGCATCAACAACTTTCATTGATCTCACCATTCTAGGTTGAACACTAAGATATCCTTGCTTTCTTAACTTGTGTA